GACCCGTTTCCATCTACGTCCCCAGCGATGTCTACTCCACTGTTATCATCGACTAGAATCGCATCACTATCTCCGAAGTTGTTACCGTTCGCGTCTGTGAAGAACATTCGGTAAATCGCGTCAGTGTCATTTACGAGAGTTGTACTAAAGTTGAGTGTGACAGAAGCAACGAATGGGAATGTTCGTTCAGTTTCAGTATTGTCAACAAACGTGATTCGGTTAGTGTCACCGGCTTGGAAGTTGTCAATGTATACACCGCCTCCACCGCCGTCCGGATTGTTTACGAATAGTGTTCGCAAGCTACCTGAGCCATCTCCAGCACCTCCGACAAATCGAAGCATTTCATCTGCAACCTGCCCAAGCAGTGTTGAAGCGTCATCATCAATATCAGAGTTTTGACGAAGTTGGTACTGCACCCACTCGTAAATTTCTTCAGCCGTTCCGCCGTTACCGTCAATGATAACTCCAAAGTCGCGCGCTGTAGCTCCAATCGTACGTGACTGTGGTGTCGCGTAGAATGTGATCCCCATTCCTGTGTACGGAGCGTTAGCGCCAATATTGACGTCTGATTCTGTGACGTTTAAGTCTACTCCAGTCGCAACTGTTACAGAGAAAAGTTTAGGAGCAAGCAAGTTTGCCTCACCGTTCGCGCTAGTCGAGCCTTTAGAGAATAGTTGACCTTGCTCACGGTTGTAAACTTCAATGTCAGTAGACCGGTCGAATCCATCGCCGTATGCGCCGTCACCGTTCGGGTCACTAATGATTTGAACTACCTCAGCCGTGTTACCGGTGTAAGTAAAGTCCGTTGGACCGGCTCCAAGGTCGTAGTAAATCTGGTCATCTGATTCGGCTCCTAGAATCGCGATACCTGCCCAGTGTTCAGTTACATTTCCGGCTGTGTTACGCACAAGGAATCCACCTCGCCGTAGCAAGTTTCGTGTGGTTTGGTCAGCCCAGTTCCAGCCGTCTTTAAGCTCGTAGAACTCATCGGTAATCGGCACGAATGGGAAGTCGAATGGGATTAACGAAGCATCGTTTTTCCATTCCTCTTTAATAAATGAATAGACAGTTTTGAGAACAACACCATCAGCATCCAAGTTGCCTGCTTCAATCAGTTGGATTGTCTGAGCGCCAGTGTCGATGACGACCTCTATCGCTTGGTTCAAATTGTCTGGGTCAGTGATTAACATAAAAAATGTTTTATTAAATAATGTTGTTCCGTATTTGCTTTAGTATACCAGACCATTTCGTGTAAGTGTAATAGCTACTTAGAATAATGCCTGAACGTCTGTCAATGTAGTGGGTTTTGTCACAAAGAAAACGTAATCCACCTCGAACGTGATTCTGTTTGTGCGCTTCACATCCGTGCTAAAAACAACGTACAGGTATGTCGGGTCACTGAACGGTATGCCTTGCTCTAGAGCGCGCTCAATGATGGCGACAACGTTGCTAAAGTTTACGTGCAAGGTTTCCTCTTTTATCTCTACGTTGATTTGCTCTTCACCAAAATTAACCAAGATGGATTCATCGGTGATGTTGATGTTGATGTGCTCAGTAACCATCTCAGCGCTCAACTGTTCCTCTGTGATGTGAGCTTCAACTGACATAACTAATCTTTTACTTTTTCTTGGATTTCCCAGTGACCAACGTATACCGTCCGGACGTCCGTTCCGTTTTCTAGCTGGATGTCAAACACGTAATCGCAAAAGTCCATATTTACTGTGTCTGCAGGGTCGATGGTGAACTGAGTGATTCCGTTTGGCGCGTCAGTGTGCGCGGTAACTGATTTTGTAATAAGCGCATCTGCATCTGCATCCTCTTTATTCTTTTTGATGGTCAGTGTCGCTGTGTAGCCGTTCAGGTTAAATGGAGTAGTAACATCGTCTACTGTTTTGGTTAGCGTGATAGGTAGTATTTTGGTTGTACCTTTGTATTGAATGATGTTTTGCATATGGTTGATTGTACCACTATCCACGCTCTCGAACGAATCAAGAACGTGGTAGTGAAGCAATTACTTGCCAGTCATTCGAGACATAAATCCTTTCGGTTTATCGTCTGGAGTTTTGGTTTCGTCAACTTCTACCTTTTCAATCAGACCCTCAGCGAATGATTCAGCAGCGAGCTGTGTCAATTCGATTACGGTGCCAGCCTCGTGAACGGTTCCACGTGGGAACTCTACGCCCTTTAGGACTGTATAACCTGATTTATCATCGCCAGAGTTTAATTCCTCTTGAGCTTTGATTTCTTCATCTACTTTGGCTTTCGCCTCTGCATCAGCTTTCGCTTTTGCAGCTTCATCGGTACCCTTGTCGTTACCAGCGTTGCCTCCCTTTGAAGCAAGTTTGATTCCGCAAGCGACACGAGCACTTTCGTTGAACCGGACGTTTCCAACATCTCCGAGCTTTTCGAGCGCTTCAATGTTTTCTACCCAGTCCGTACAAATGTGAACACCGTGCTTTACCTGCAAGACCTTTGCAAATGTTCCGCTTGAGTTTACGACAACTGCACCAACTTTGTATACTTTTGGTTCTGTATTTTCAGACATAAGCATTAAGTTAATTTAGTAATCTCCTAGCCAGCTTCCACTCTGGTTAGACCTCAAGTGCAGTGATTCCTGCAGCGAATGTACCTGTCAAGAACGCTCCTACGTGGTTTGTACGCACGTATGATGCAGCTCGACGTGATAGTCGCATACTAATCATATCTTTCTCGAAGTCATCTACGTTTTCAGTAGCAACTTGGAGCGATAGACCTCGACGATTTGCAACCACCATCTTTCGGAAGTCTCCAATAAGGAATGACCCAGCAACGATAGTTGTGTTTTCGACGATTCGTACACCCTTGATAACAGTTCGCTCGGCAGTGGTAAACGGTGGCATAACGTAGTGACCGTCAGTACCTTTTTCCAAGTCCAGTCCAGCCGCGTCAATGTGGTTTAGACAAATAGCGGTAGCTTGGAATTTCCCTTTACCTGCGATTGCGATTTCCGCGATTGCAGCTCGGAGAACGTCGAACTTGTTAGCTGTACCAGCATCGAATGTGCCAGCCAGTCCGCCTCCAGTGAATGTTGGAGCCGTAGTCAAGATTCCAGTAAACTTACCTACACCGTTTCCAGTAAGGAGTTCATTGTCAAACTTGATTCGGAGGTCTTCAACAAGTGAAGAACGAACGAATGAAACAAGCTGAGGCGCGTCTTCAAGGATTTCGTTTGATGCTTTTGACATCACGGCAACCTTGTAAACGTCAGCAGATTGAACACCGAATGTGTATTCCTTTTCTGGGAACTTCGCAAGCTCAGCGGTTGTAGCCGGTTCGCCTGATTCAGTAAGAACTTCCACCCAAGTCACTTTGTCAGAGCCGGTTGTGCCGGTCGTAGCAAGCTCTTCAATGAACGGAGTTTCGACAGGGTCACGTGTGATCTCGCTTTGACGGTCTTCAAGGATAACTTCACCGGTCAGTGAGTTAAGCTCTGAGAGCGTTTTCAGTTCGATTTCGTGTGACTTGCCTGCGCCACTTTTGACGAGCGCAAATCCTTTCTTGATAGCCTCAAGGTCAAGTCCCTTATCTTCGGTATCTGTGACACTGCCTTTCAGCGCATCTACAAGTGCCTTTCGACTCTCAGCCATAAACGTACCGCCGAGGTTCATACTCTTTAGAACAGCTTGCGCTTGCTCTTTTGCAGTCTTAGTGATGAACGCTTTCAGCTCATCAGCCGCTCCACTTTCTTCTACCGCTTCATCCGCTACTTCGGCTTCACCCTCAACGTGTTCAGGTGTACCCTCTGGAGCTACGATGTTTTCACCGTCCTCAGACTTGATGAAATTACCTTTGGTGTCAACGAGATAATTTACCCCATCAACTGTTTTGAATTTGAACATAATAAATTACGATTAATTCTTAATAAACAAGTAGCCATTTCAGGGTGGGGTGTGTTATCTACCTCTTGATATTCTTATGTAGTTTTGTTGAGTTCGCGAATCGCGGAATCAAAGTTTTTCCAGACTTTTGCTTTGGCAATTTCTTTTTTGTTTGCCACGATGGGTTCTGGTTTGTCTTTTGGCTCCTCAACTTCTTTTTCTACAATAGCAGGTTTTGTATCCTGAAACAACTCTTTGAACGCAATAAGGTGCTCAGTCATTTCTTTTGCCTGTGTAGCGTAGTCCATCGTTGCTACTACGGGTGCGATGTCGATTCCTTTTTGCTTCGCGAGCGCGAGCTGGTTTGCTGGGATTGAGACGAATGATAGTTCTAGAATGTTTGCGCCTCGGAGTACGAATGAATCGTTTACCATTTCCCCTGACTCTGGAATGAATCCGATTGAAACAGCAGACATATATCCGCCTTTGTATAAGTTCCAATATGTTTTTGCGAGGTCGTATTCCTCAACTGCAAACTGGACCGTCCCGATTAGTGCTTTGATGCCGTTGATCGTTTCAACTCGCATATTAATAACCTTAGCGACCGCTTTGGCATTATGGTCGTGACTCGGAAGCACAACGGGGTTGAGCATATATTCCGTATACTTGATTGAGTCGATGTCGACGATGTCGCCGTGCCTGTCCTCAATCTCGATAGTCATCACGAAGTCAATCGTATAATTTTTCTCGTCGATTGAATCTGCCTTTGTGAGCGCTTGTAAGAATTTCTTTTCCATAGTCTAATTTTATCATTGTCTAATAACGGGTGCAATCGTACATCTGCAGTTAATCGAATGCTGGGATGGGTATTCCTCTCCATTTGGGAACGCCGTACCTTTATCGACTACCTTGCTGTCATTCAAGATGTGTTCCTCGCGCACTTTTCCGTCTTTAGCACTTATCCACATTTTTCCTGCCACGCGTTCCTCTTTTTCAAACGCTCGCTGGATTCCGATGTTTGTCAGTAAGTTACCCTCAGTCTGAGCGATGCGTTTTGCGCGCGTTCGCTTTTCTTTTGTAGTGCCTTTCCAATCGTCAAACATCTGGAAGATTTTCCGCGCTGTCTTATCCCGACCATCTCCATTCGCTCGACCCTCCGCAACGATGCTAAGGATTTTGTCATACGTGACGCCGGTGACGTTGATAGCGAAGAACAATGCGCGCTCTTCGATTCGCTTCATCAGCTCTGAGTCCAGTGTGAAGTCATCTACTTTTTCGTAGAACGCCTTGATGGGTGTGATTCCAACATTTCCTGAGCGTACCGCCATAGATGGGAACGTCTGGAGCGCCAATCGTTTTGCTACTTCACCCTCCGCCTGAATATCAAAGATGCCGTCCGCTGTTATCATATCCTTTTCCTCTAGGTTTTCGACAGCCTCTTGAACTCGCGCCTTTTGCTCGCGGAAGTACCGTTTGGTTTCGCGTTCCATATAGTCGATGTTCGTGTCCGCTGAATTGTGTACGCTTTTCAAGTATGCGTTTTTGTATTCTGCTGTTGGTGTCGTCACGTAATCAACTTTGACCGCCTCTTTTATCTTCATTTCTAAATCAATCATTGACCCAACTTTTTTGTATAGTGCCGGACGTCCTTTGAATGCGTTTTCGATTCGGACCGCCGGTGTTGGCGCTGATGATGCGATGTCATCGTGCCCATCTTCAGCCTCGTACCCGAGTAACTCGCGCGCGGTGTTAGTTGAAATGACGCCTGCCTTTTTCAGCTCGACAGCCTCTTTGACTTTTGCTTCTCTATCCTCGGGAACAACCTCCTCAGACTTGAGCAAGATGGGTTCATTGTAAAACGGTTCAATCATTCGCTCATTAAGCGCCTCCACGAATAGCTGTACGAGTGGGTTGATGGTGAACTTGAGAAACTTTTTCATTCCTGCATCTGAGCCGTTCGACAAGCCTCCCATATCCTCTAACGTGACGAGCTCTTTTGGTACTCCAAGCGCCGCAAACAAGTCATCTCGAATGAATCGTAGTGATTCCATAAAGTCCATATCCCGTGAGTTGAGTGACACTTGCTGGTAGTTCATTTCTGAACTGATGATTGCTACTCGCTCATCTTTGTTTTTACCGCTAAAAGTATTCTTCATTTTCTTTTTCAACTTATCAGCAGCCTCTTGAGACTCCAATCCTTTCACTGACAAAATACCGTCTGGACGGCCATTGTTCTCAAATACATTTTTCTGCAACTCCATCGCTTTTTGCTCAGCCGTCATTCGTGTTAATGCTGGTCTGAGCGCACTCGCGCCTCGTATTGGGTTTTCGGGGTCTGGGAACTTTACGTGAATCATCTCAGTGCTGTCCAGTTCTATAACCTCAGAACCTGAGTAGATTTTGTAAATTGGTTCTGGACCGTTGCCTCTATCTTTGAACTCTACCTGAACGATGTCCGGTCGGACGTTTACCATTCCGGTTATGTTTACTCCATCGGCTCGTATCAGTCGAATGAATGTCTCAGCCGACAACTTCATATTGATGGCGAAGATTCTTAGGAACTCAGTTTTGGTCTGATGTTCGTTTGGCTTGTAAATCAAATCAAGCAGGGGGTGACTGACCAATTTTTCTGTATCACCCTCCAAGTTTAATACTCTGAACAGGTCAAATTCTATTTCTGCAGTTACAGTTGCGATTTTGTCTACGGCGATGAATGTGTAGAGTGACTTTTTGTAGTTTTTAATCAACTCGCTTTCAGTCACGTTATCGCTGAACGATGACAATTCCATCCCCATTCCGCCTCCAGCAAAAATAGCTGCAGTTTCGCCTGTCACTGTGAATGCTTTGAATGCGTTTATTGCGCGGTCTTTTAATTTCATATCTTATGCAAAGTATACAGTATCGGTGTTCAGTAATCCATTAATTAGGTGGACTAGCGCGTCAACCATATCATCGTGTTCGTCGATACCGAATGCTAATAATTCCTCAATCATCTCAATGATGTCCTCAGTTTCATTTTCTGGGAACATCACCATTCCGCTTTTGATGTAACTACTAACGGCAACCAATCGCGACCGTTTGTCTTTACTAACAGTCATCCCCTCCACTGGCAATCCGTTCCGTTGCATCACCTGGATAGCCGATTTTTGGTAAGCAACATCTTCAACAAAGAAGACTGACCCCTCCGGCATTACTAGCCGTTGCTGTTTGGCTTTTTCCATCGTGGTAGCGAAGTCCATCCGTTGCTTCACGTTGTTCTTCATAATCAGCAAGCGCCTCTCACCGTAATCGTTCTCAACGATGCACCCCTTAATCATCGCTGTGTAATCGGCCGTGCTTTTTTCACTGATGGCAAGGTCGACTCCAACGCCCCCTCTGAGCTTTGGACGCTGTAGCCAGTCATCGGTGTACGTGTGTATATCCTCGCGCTTAATCACCTGATCCTCGTCATCTACTAATTTCAGCAGGTACTCTCGATTCCAAATGATATGACCCAATCCTTTACCCGCGAGCATCACCTTGCGTTTTTCTTTTTCTACGGATTCCATATCGGGGTACAGTCCAGTCCAAGTAATTTTGCCGTCCTCATCTATCAACGGGATTCGGTGAACACGTACGTCATCGCTTTTCATCAAGTTGGCAATCAAGCAATCCTTGTGCACCAAGTTTCCAAGCATAACGATTTTTACGCTTTCACCAAGCACCCCCTGAGCAGTGGCGTTAATCACCTCGGCAAAGAACCATATTCGCGTTGCCTTGCGCTTCTCAGCCGTTTTAACAGCCTCAATGTCCTCAAGGTCATCTACGATGATGGTGGTGATTCGGTCATCTTCGAACTTACGCCCTCGGAGCTTTTGGCCTCGCGAGCGCGCGATGATGGTGCATCGGTTGAGCGTAAGCTGTCCCTCACTCCACTTGTCATACATTCCGTGCTTTTTGCGGTCGATGTCGATGTTGTAATCCTGAATCAGCAACTCATTCTCGCGAATGCTGCTGGCGATGTTCGCAATACTTTCTTTTGCATCGGTGTCAGTCGCTCCAATCCAAACGGTGAACGGACTACGCCCTGTGACTAGAATCCACTCGGCATATGCTTCAAGGATTGTTGACTTGGCACACCCACGGAATCCCATAACGGCAATGAATCGCTCCACCCCCTGCAAGTCGTTAATCAAATCGCGGTGGAAGTCCGCTGGCTTGAGCTTGAGTTTATTGTTGAGGTAAACAAACAAGTACACGTGAAAATACTCCGCCGTCATAGCCACTCGGAAGTCGCGTTCATTCGGTGAAAGTAATTTGTCTATGGCTTTTTTTGTTAGGCGCAACATCGCGTTAAGTTAGGTTATGTTTAGTTAGGTTATGTTTAGTTAAGTAGGGAGTCTCATACAAGCCCCTCCTAAGCCCCTTCAATTTGCTCACTATCCGCCTCCTCATCTTCATCGGTCTCAAACCACTCGTTATTCATTCGGGTAATTTCCAGTCTGAGTTTCTCTACTTTGTGAGTATGCTCAATCGGGTCACCGTCTACTCCGCTATGCTCGTGAGTCTGTTTTGGTTTACCTTCCAGTCGCTCCCAAATCATCTGGATTGCTTTCATATCACCCTGCGAGATGGCACGTTCAAGTAACCGGTTCACGAGTAGTGCATCGTATGGCTGACCGGTATTTTTTTCGTTTTGTTTGAGCGCCTCTTTTAACTGTGTCGTCAATGACTTTTCGCGCGGTCTACCATTGGGATTTCCGGTTTTTCCTTTTGGGAATGTACCGTCTGAATTCCGCTCGATTTTGTTCTCAGTATCGGGACTTGCCTGTTTTTCGCCTGTTTTATCGTTCATATTACATATTATGCCACACGTTTTGGCTTTATGACAGTAAAGAATCTATACCCTGAGATGTCTAATGTGAGGCCCTCTTCATCTCCAGTCCGGTCTACTCTCATCTGCGTTATCTTCAATTCTTTTTTCACTCGCTCTATTACCTCATTTTCCATAAGCTATTTCGTTATTTGGTTAAATATTAATGTTGCGTTGGTTCGGCATTGTTCCGGCGTGTTGTTATCGAGTATCGTCAGGTTTTCGAGGTCGCGTAAGTTCTCAGTTTTTGTCGCTTTGGCTTTCAAGAATTGCTCTGATTGCTCGCTACCTCTCTCTATGATTCGCTCCGATTGTTTTTCCGTCTGGCAGATGAACTTTGTGCATTCCGTTCCGCTTGCCTCCAGTGTCTCGAATACCTTGCGTGAGAAGAATCTATCGCCCTCGAAGATGACTGTGATTCCGCTCTTCACTCTACACAGCTTATAAAGGTCTGTCACTGCCGTCATTGATAATTTGTCTGTGCCTTGGAACAGTGCGCCGTTGTAGATGCCCAAGATGTACGCATTGTGTTTTGCTGAACGGTAGCCTTTCAGCTTGCCGAGCCTGACTTTGGTTAAATCGTCAAACCGCGCCATCAGCTCAACCATCAGCGTTGTTTTTCCGCTTGCTGGTACCCCTCCGATTCCGATGACTTTGTTCATAATGTTTTTGAGTTACTGAATCTCAATCTGATTCCTAAGCCCATAATGAATATGTCTATTCCTGCACAGTGTCCGCAAGCGTGCATTCCGATGTGGAAGAAATATATATCCGTGTCTCTCCACTGGTTGTGACCGGTAAAAGCAATCATACTACGCGCGCGCCTTAGCGATTTCCTCTTTTAATGTTCCACAAGCCTGCATCCGGTTTTGTAGGAAGTACACGATTGAGTATCTGTAGCTCTCTTTATTCTTGGGACTGAGCGGTGCGACGCCGTGGACCAAATCGTTTCGGAACAGCAACACGTAGTCATCCTGCGGTTTGATGCGCGCGTTGTATTTTGGCAAGACTAACTCACCGCCATTCATATCTCGAGCGAAGTACACCATTGCGTTTATACTGCCTTTGATGTTCTGACTGTCGATGTGGTAGTTGAGCTGGTTCGCTTTGTTGATTACTCCACCGGTGAAAATGGTATCTTTCATAATCCAATCCGGCTTCACGTCTGCCATCACTGCGAAGTGTTCCTTTAAGTTTTCCGCGTAGTGCTTTTCAAATAACGGCATAATGTACTTGCCACAATACCAGCTAAGGAATCGATTCTCTTTTGGTAAATCCTCAGCCAGCTTTGTACTGGAGCAGAATGGCTTTTGACGCATCTCTACCGGCGGTGCGTACCCAAAGATGGTCGATGTGGTGGCAAGCCCACTCACGCGCTGTGTGGTGTTGTAGTGGAGCTTTTTCACTAGAGCCTTGTACATCTTGGTTTCTTTTGTGTCCGGTAGCTTCACGTATACGAGCTGTGTCACTCCGAACGCATCTACGCCAATGAACTCATCCTCTAAAAGAATCTCGCCGTGCGCTACTTCTGCCGGTTGCTTAATGAAGTTTTTTGGGTCTTCAATGTGCTCAACCAATGTTACTGTTTTCATATTTCTTAGTTAGAATTAACAATGATTCCTCGAACGTTTCTACTCCGAGTTTGTCATTTATCTTTTTGGTAAACTGCTCTACGTCTACATCTTTTGGGAACGACACAATCAGTTTTTTAATGATTACGTCATCATCCATATCATCGAAGTCGAGGTCATCGAAGTCGAAGCCCATTTCATTTACTAGCTCGCGGTCGAATCCAAACGTGTCAACCAATTCGTCATCGGTATATCCAAGCTCAGCCAACAGCGAAAAGTCGAAGTCACCAATCTTATTGTTGTGAATGATAAGCACCGCTTTGGATTCCTCTTTATTCAGTTGCCGGTTCGGGAATCGTACCCACACTTTTTTATTCTTGAGCTGTGTGATGCGTTGGTTCCCACCGAGAATAGTCAAATCTTTATTTACTAGCAGTGGTTTCACCTGCCCGAACTTCTGCAGGCTGTTTTTCAACCGGCTTCGATTCTCTTTTGTCATCTCGCGCGGATTTCCCTCGTATGGTTTTAAGTCCGCGTAGTCCACAATTTTGTCTGTCCAATTGATATTAAGCATACTGTTCTAAAAATAAAATTGCTGATGCCACCCCATCGACATCCTCTTCATCCCTGATAATAGCTTTGAGCACCCTCTTTACTTCGACCAAGTCTTTTACATCGAAGAACATTGCAAGTATGCTTTTGTTTTTTTGTTTTCCGGCTTCGACCACTGCCGTATCTGGTACTTTGATTACTGGTATTTTGAACTCACGGAACCCAAGCTCATCGAGCTGATCCTGCGAAAAGTTCAATGCAATCAATCCGTCAATAACGGTTCGACCGGTGATGCTGTTAAGAATCAAGTTTAATTCCTTTTCATCCTCGATGCTGAGCTGTACGTTTGGCTTGAACGTTTCCATCTCTGTATCGCCACAGTCTATCGCGTGGTAGTACCGTTGGTGTCCACCGATGATGGTGTTATCCAAGTTCAGCACAATCGGTTCTAGGTTGCCGTACTCCTCACGGTTTTTTGCGAACGCTTTTTTTGCTTTGTTATTCCGTTTTCGTGGATTGTACTCCGCCGGTTTCATATCGGCTATCAGCACAACTTCCGGATGCCATTCTATTTTCATAATGAATCAAATTTATTTTTGTAAATATGCACCAGCGCTTTGTATTCCTCTGCACTTGGCACTTTTCCCATTTCTTTATGCACTCGCGCACTGAGGTTTTTAGCCGTGCCATCTCCGAGTCGCCGGTCTAATTCCTCTGCAAAGGGTATTGAGGCGTCAACCGTCCACTCTGGATTGTTACAGCGCTTGCACTGGAGGTGGACGTTGGTTTCATCGAAGCATAAATCTATTCCGCCTCGCGCTACCGAAACGTAGTGTCCAGCATCTCCGAGTTTCCAGTCCTCTAGTATGCGTGGGCAACTGACGCATCGCCCATTGTATTTTATAAAATCACGCTTACGGATGTACATTGAAAATATCTTCCAATACACGCCTCTCAGTCCTACCCACCGGCGCGAGTTTGCTACACCGGCGAAGGCTGGATATTTAGTTGGAGCTTTTGGTTTTGGTGGAGCAGTTTTTGCCATCGCTTTTTTGCGCGCTTGCTTTTCGCGCACCTGTGCGAGTGTAGGTTTCTTGAATCCTGTCCGCGCCAATCCTTTTTTTCTGCTTAATGACATAACCTGATTATACCTGCATATAACCTGTTACACAACAAATACACACCTGTTAAGTGTGCATTGTTTTTGTACTGCGCTCTGAGCTGGAGGCAAGAATTTGCCGAGTTAATCTGAGTAAACTAATGTTGACCCATCACTATCCATCTTGCTGTGCGTACACTGCCGTCCGGTACTCGTATAGTCATCTTGCATCTGGTTCGGACCTCGATGCTGTTATGGACTCGCGTCCCCGAACTGGCATCTTAGCGTTTCTATTGCGCCACTCCAGCTCAGAACGCGGTACTCTCATTATACATTATTCGCCGTCTGAGTCGCGCAATATCGCCTCGGCACGTTTGGTAGCATCACTCTTTTTCAAACGGTCTGCGAGCCATCTGTACGCCCTGCGCCACAGTCTGGTCTTACCGTACGCTTTGATGTGTTGCTGTCTGATAAGCTCAGCTAGATTTTCTTTTGCTAAGGCAATTTCCTCGAACGATGATCCTTCGGGAACTTCTAGCGTCGACATATATGTGCGCCCGTCAACTTCGATTTCTACAGTTACTTCATTCGGCGGTGCGAGTTTGCTGACGTCGATTACTTTTCGTTTCTTTTTTCGTTTTGGTTTTTGTTGATGATTTGGCATAACCTATTTTGATTTAATCGCTAATGAATTTGTGTGCTGTTTGTTTGAAGCACTTTTTATCACATCTAGGATAACATTCTCCGTAATGGTTGGTTCCGATTTCGGTTTGGTGTCCGCACTCTACACATTCGTAAATTCGTTTTGCGTATTTGACTGTGATTTTTGGTGGCTCTTTTTCAGCATACTCTTTATCAGTCAAGACTTTCCACATCTCATCGAATATTGCTGGTAAAACTTTTGAATTAATCCGTTCCGCCTCGCTGATGTTCCGGATGGTGTCAGCGCAAGGGTTTTTAGCTGTGTGTGATCCGCCTCGACCAAGCACTTCAGCAGCCTCTTTAAGTGAGTACGCGGTGTACATAAGTTCCGTGAATGTCCACAACCCTCGCGGACCAATGGTTAAGCTCTCACCAAACGCCTCCAGCAAAGCATCTCGTAAGTGCATATTGTGTTCGCGAGCGAATCCGTTCATATGGTAGTGGCAATTTTTGTTACCCATATACCCGACTGCCCAGTACCAACCGCAATCCCACGATGGTTTTCTGAGGTAGTGGTTTTCGCCGTCTATTTTTCCAAGTCTATAATCCTGATTGAATGCTGTTGATTTCATAAAATTCCATCTTTAGTTAGTCGAATAAGTAGTAGTGCGAGGGCATCGCAGGGGTTCTCACTGTGTAAGTCAGGACAAATAGCTGGGTACTGTTCTCCACAACCTCCACAACCAGTAAAGTGGGGGTCGTCTTCTTTCTTAGCGTTTTGGTCACGCTTCAAAAGTTCTAAACGTTCTTTGATTGTTTGGGTCATATTTATT